ACAAGGCAGAATTTGCAAACAAGTAATCACCCCTACACCTCTGACTAAGTGCGACTTAGGTCGTCGGTGAGCCTACGATAATCGGCAAATCCGTGAGATTCGGACAGGGTCAGCCTAACCGCTGACCCCTTTTTTTTTGCAATCTTTGTGCATGCAGTCAGCAGAACACACGATACTGGACCTCTACCGCACGGGCGAAATCCGAAAAGCTTGCCTTACCATCACAGGAGGCGACCCGCTTTGGAGGGACTTGGAACAGGAGTGCGTCCTCATCCTGCTGGAAAAAGACCCCGCCAAGATTCTGCAAATCCACGGGCAAGGGTACTTCAAATTCTATGTGGTGCGGTTGCTGCTGAACCTCTACCGAGGCAAGAACAACCAGTTCGCCCAAAAGTACCGTCACCACGACCTGCTCGAAGAACTTGACCCCGATTCCCCCATCCCCCAGTCCGAGTATGATTCCCTCATGGATGACCTGTGGGCCATCGCCGAAGCGGAAATGGACACTTGGGCCAAGGACGGGGCGTTCCCTTATGACAAGGAACTGCTCCGCCTGCACTTGCGGACGGGGAACATGAAGAAACTATCCCGTGACACAGGCATCCCGTACCGCTCCATCATTTACTCAATCGACCAAGCCAAGGCCAAAATCAAGGCCGCCATTCAATCCCATGGACACGCTGATATTTCCCCTGCTGATTAGTTCGCTGACCGCCCTCGCTATTGCGGAGTACCATGTCCTGCCGCAATGGTGGTACACGACTTGGCTCGGAAGGCACAAGCCGTTCTCCTGCGTGACTTGCCTCACTTTTTGGGTGGCGGTGGCCCTGACCCTGCCCACTTGCGGTTGGGTACTCGCTCCTGTGTACGGCCTTGCCTCTGCGGGGTTGACGGTTGTCATCCTGCAACTGACCAACCGATGACCCAAGACGAGTTTGTCCTTGCGCAAAAACACCGCCATTATTGGGACCAGTACCAAGCCGCCCTTTTCATGCGGCTCTCCCCCGAAGCGGTCCACGATTTGCAGACCATCCTCGTGGCTCATGGCAGACCCAACACGAATTGGTGGTGTGCGGACTGCGTAAAATCGGCCCTCCAATACATTTACCAAGAGGCGGACCAGTTCGCCGAAGCCAACCACCACACCGTTACCCATGCCCTCAACCAAAGCCCCCAATGATGAGGCCCAAGTGCAAGCCCGCATGGATTCGCTGATGATGGTCATCACGACCCTTTGCGACTGCATTGGAGCGGTGGAGGAATCCAACTCCCCGAACGCTTTTGCGGTGAAGATGAAAATCGTGGACAAGATTGACGAACTGATTGATAAAATTGAATACTGATGGGAGCAGGACGGCCACGGGTATTTGCGAACCCCCAAGAACTTTGGGATGAGTTCAGCGAGTATTGCGTCAATACAAAGAAGCAACCCATCCTTGTAAAAGATTGGATTGGCCCCAAAGCCGTGGAGGTCTTTCGGGAAAAAGAAGCCCCATTGACCATGGAGGGGTTTAAATTGCACCTTTGGGACAAGGGTATTGCCGATGGGGGGAGGGACTATTTTAACAACAAAGGGGGAGCATACGAAGAATTTACCGCAATCTGCCAGCGCATAAAGGAAGCCATCCGAGCCGACCAAATCAAGGGAGGCATGGCGGGCATCTACAACCCCTCCATCACCCAGCGGTTGAACGGGTTGGTAGAAAAGCAGGAAACGAGTATCACCATTGAGCAGCCGCTTTTTGGGGAATAGTATTGCGGGTTTGCGAAAGGCTCGTATCTTTGTGTCAGTCAGGTGGCGGAATTGAGCATCGGCTTACGATAGTCCTTCAAACGGGAAGTGCGCATACCCTACTATCGGCCCTCCCCTGACTACACGGCTATGTGGTGGGAGGCCACCCATACAACACCTTGTATGATTGCGGGTTCAACTCCTGCCATGGCCGCAAAACCATTTCGTTGACGCCAACAAAATGATGTTCCAGTACACCACCGCCATCCGCAAAATTCGGGCGATGACCGCTCGGAAGAAGGTGATACAAGGTGGCACAAGTGCGTCCAAAACCTTCGGCATCCTTGCGGTGCTGATTGACCATGCGGCCCGCCATCCCAAGTCGGAGATTTCGGTGGTGTCCGAATCCGTCCCTCACCTACGACGGGGGGCCATTAAGGACTTCGCCAAGATTATGCAATGGACCCACAGGTGGGTTCCCGACAGGTGGAACAAAACCCTTCTGCAGTACAACTTCGCCAACGGGTCCACGATAGAATTTTTCTCCGCCGATTCCGAAGCCCGCCTCCGTGGGGCAAGGCGGCAGATACTCTACATCAACGAAGCGAACAACATCGACTTCGATTCGTATTACCAACTCGCCATCCGTACAAGTCAGGAGATTTACATCGACTTCAACCCCACTCACGAATTTTGGGCGCACACCGAGGTCTTGCCCGAAACGGATGCAGAGTTTCTCATCCTGACCTACCAAGACAACGAAGCCCTGCCCGATACGATTCGGAACGATATTGAACTAAACCGCACCAAAGCGGAGCATTCCGCCTACTGGGCGAACTGGTGGAAGGTTTACGGGTTGGGCCAAGTCGGGACGCTCCAAGGGGCTATCTACGGCGATTACACGGTGGTTGAAGGTATAGACCCATCCACGATGAAATTCGTCGCCTACGGCCTTGACTGGGGGTTCAGCAACGACCCTACAGCCTTGGTTGCCGTGTACCGCAGGGGGGATGACTTGTTTGTGCATGAGTTGCTCTACCATCGGGGGCTGACCAATAGCGACATCGCCACCCGACTGAAAGAGTTCGGCATTACAAGGGCTTGGGAAATCGTGGCCGATTCAGCAGAACCCAAGAGCATTGAGGAAATCTATCGGCTGGGTTTCAATATCAAGCCAGCGAGCAAGGGACCCGATAGCGTCAGGCAGGGGATAGATGTGGTCAAGCGGTTCAACCTTCATGTCACGAAAGATTCCGTGAACCTGATAAAAGAACTCCGCTCGTACACTTGGGCCACCGACAAAGAGGGCAAGGACACGGGGGTCCCCATCGACTCCTACAATCACGCCTGCGATGCGCTCCGATATGTGGCCCTCAACAAATTGGCCGTCAGCAACTCGGGGAAGTACTTGGTGGTGTAACTTTGGGGCATGAACCTCGAATCCCTCCTTGACCTCGCCTTGGCCATCGGTCGGGTCGTGCTGGCCTTGGTCTTCATCGGCTGCATCCTAACCCTCCTATTCACCCAATGAAACTCATCCACTATTACCACATTTACTGCGGCGGCGGCGGCCAATGGCAACTCATCATGCACCAACACATGATGGCCCTGTGCAATTACGGGCTGATTGAGCAACTCGACGAGATTCGTGTCGGCATCGTCGGACCACCCGACCAGCGGAAGGTCGTCAAAGAAATCTTGGACAATTCCCTCGTGGCCGCCAAGATTAAGGTGGTGGTCACCCGAACCAACGCATGGGAGCAAGCCACCCTCACCGAGATGTACCGAGCGAGCCAAACCGAGGATGCGGCCTACCTGTACGGGCATACGAAGGGAAGCAGCGACCCATCCTTGATAAACCAACTTTGGTGCAGGTCCATGGTGTTCTTTAACATCGTGGCTTGGGAACGGGCCATCGCAGAACTCGCCAATGTGGACTGCGTGGGAGCCTACTGGCTGACCAAGGAAGAGTTCCCCCAAATTGCGGACCACAACAACCCCGACGGCTTCCCGTACTTTGCGGGGACTTTTTGGTGGGCCAAGTCGTCCCACATTCGTGAACTGGGAGAGCCAGTTAGGGAGCATCGCTGGCAAGCCGAGCATTGGATTGGGAAGCGGGAAGGCATGACTGTCTATAACTCCTGCAAGGGATGGCCTGCGCCCGATAAGTTCGTCATCACATTTTAGCCATGGCCAAAATCCCTGTCATCATCACCAACTTCAACCTCTACACTTGGCCGAAGGCGATGGTCAAGAAACTGATGCGGATGCCTGGGGTTGGACCCATCCTAATCGTGGACAACGATTCTACCTACGGCTCCACGCTGGAATGGTACGAGCAGTTGAAACTGGAAGCCAACGAGGTCGCAGTCATCCGCACGGGTGGCAACTTCGGCCACCTTGTAGCATGGCAGGCACAAATCCCGCAACAACTGTTTGACATGGGATACCCCGATTACATCGTCACGGACCCTGACCTTGACCTTTCGGCCCTGCCCGATGACACGCTCCTGCGTATGCGGGAACTTTGGTACGACCTACCCGAAAAGACCTACATGTACGAACAGGAGGAAGGTGACCCGTTTAACGGGGTCAAGTTCTCGGTCAAGGACAAAATCGGCCTTGGCATTCGGACGGACGATGTTCCTGCAGATGCCCTGTTCTTCCAGCAGGCCGAACTGCGCTACAAGAACCAACCTTACTTCCACGACCTGCAACTTGCACCCGTTGACACGACCTTTGCCTTCTACCATCACCAACGCTATCAGCGGGTGGTCATCGGAGGGGCAAGGATGGTCGCACCTTACGAGTGCAGGCATCTTCCCTACTACCTGACCGCCGATGACTTGAATGCGGACTTGGAGTTTAGGCAGTACCTTGACAAAGCCAACCACGCCAGCACCGCCAAGAAGATTGCGGACGGCCTTAAAATCTTTTGACCATGCAACGATACTGCAACGCCATCCGAACCGCAGGAATAGTTCCAACAACCGTGCTGGAAATCGGCTCACGGGATGGACACGATGCGAAGGCGATTGCAGACCATTTCGGGGCAAGTTCCGTGTGGGTCTGCGAACCAAACCCAAGCCAAGCGGATTACATCGCTCAAGCCTACCCCAACTTCAACCTGGTCCGCAAAGCCATCTATAAGCATTCGGGCAAGTTGGAGTTCATCCAAATGCAGGGCAGTCCTAACGAGGTAGGAACTTCATCGCTCCTTGACCGTTCCTACGACAACCTCTACGCCAACGCCAACAGGATTGAGGTGGAGGCTATCACGGGCGAAGAACTGCTTGCCATGATTGAAGGCCCGATTGGGGCTTGCAAAGTGGATGTGGAAGGGGCAAGCCTTGAAGTTTTGCAAAGCATGGGCGATTCCATCCATCGGGTGCAGACCTTTCACCTTGAATGCGAACACGAAGAAGTGTGGGTCGGTCAGGCACTCTACAACCAGGTCGCAGCGTTTATGATTGCGAAAGGGTATGAGCAGGTGGACTTTGACTTCGTGATGCCTGGACTGCAAAGCGATTCTATTTGGATTAAAACTGCCAACCTATGAAACTCCAAGACCTCACTATTGACCAATTCCAACGCATCGCTGCGCTGGAGTTTTCGCCCGTGCTGACCGACTACGACAAGCGTGCAGGGGTCGTGGCGATAGTTGAGGGGGTAGATGTATCGCTCGTCCGAGAAATGCCCGCCAAGGGGCTTACAAAGCGCTACAAGACCATCATTGCCGAGTGGAACGAACTGCCTACCTTGGCTTACAGGAGGCGGTTCAAAGCGGGCGGCAAGTGGTGGATTCCAACCGTCTTCACGGACGAGTTGACCGCTGGCCAACTGATAGACCTGATGGACACCGACACGACGGACGAGAAGAAGTTGGTCCAAAACCTGCACCGCATCATGGCGACCCTTTGCAGGGAAGGCGGGTTCCTTGGTTACTTCCCAAAGAAATACGACGGGGCTTCGCACCAAGAGCGGGCCGAACTGCTCAAAGCAAACGCCAAGATTGGCGATGTTTGGGGGGTGGTCAGTTTTTTTTTGCTAAGTTCAGAATCCTACTTGAAAGTTTTGAGCGACTATTCCAAGCACCTGACCAAGGG